AAGAACCTGTAGTCCTTGATGGCTACCAAGCTATTCTCAAGCCGTCTGAGTACGGTCACACCCTCACTGCACTGCTCCCCAAGGAAATCGTCGATGCCCTTGAGGATGAGCGTGTGGGTGGTCTTGAGTGGGCTAAAAGTAAAGCCAAGAACCCTCGTCGTGTCACCGTCAAGCCCGAACCATGGGAAGAGGTGAGCGAAGGTATGTACCAATGCAAGTTCCGATGGAAGGAGGGCGACAAGGTTGTACCTGTTATCGTGGACACTGAGGGCACTGCCATCACTGATGCTAACCTTCCACTCTATAGCGGTTCTAAGGTCAAACTCGCCTTCATCCAAAAGCCGTATTGCCTTCCTGCTGGTGACATCGGTACCTCTCTCAAGCTCAAAGCCATCCAGGTCGTGAGTCTGAACACTGGTGCTGGTGTCCAGGACAGTGGCGACATGGACGCTGAAGAGGCAACCGAGCTGTTCGGTACCACCCGAGGCTTCAAGACCTCTGAGCCTAACCCTGAGGCTGCTCCTGCCTCTGTCAACATCGACGAAGACTTCTGATCAATGACCGTTAACTTCACCACCGAAAAAGACACCGAGACTGGTCTCTACAAAGGGACCATCACCGTCAAGCTGCCTGAGCTGACTGCTGTCCGCTACAAGGCTGACCGAAACGACTTCAAGTACGAGATGCGTCGTGCTATCAGTGAGATCGTTGAGGAGATTATTGAGAAAGGGATTGACGACTGATGCGTAGTCGCCTGGAAGAACAGGTGGCTGAGCTTCTTACAAACCTCAACATTGAATATGGCTACGAGCCTGACAAATTCAATTACGTCATCGAGGCTAAATACACCCCCGACTTCAAAGTTGGGGACATTTACCTTGAGACCAAGGGCTTCTTCAAACCAGCTGATCGTCGCAAGATGCTTGCTGTCAAGAAGTGCAACCCTGATCTCGACGTACGCCTGGTCTTCCAAGCGCCTTACAATAAGATCAGTAAGAACTCCAAGACTACCTACGCCGCATGGGCCGACAAGAACGGCTTCCAGTGGTGTCCCTACTACGACATCCCTCTTGACTGGTTAAATGAAGCAAAAGCAGCAGACCTTTCAAAGCAAGAAAAAGAAAAGCCGAAGACCACCAAAGGGCGCTAAGCCTTATCGTGGTCAAGGACGACGATGAACGCAGACTCTGAGTTTCTTCGTCATGAGCCCTGCCCCATGTGCGGTAGCAGTGATGGTTTGGCACGTTATGATGACGGCCATGCCTACTGCTTCGTATGTGGGGCATACGAGCATGCAGATGGCGAGACCGACCACTTAAATTTCCCCAACGTCATGATTCAAGGACAGCCTGTCAGCTTAGCCAAGCGAGGCATCTCTGAGGAAGTGTGTCGCAAGTACCGTATCCACAAGGATGGGGATGTGCTGCGCTTTCATTACTTTGACAACAGTGGCACCGTGTGTGCTGCCAAGGTCAAGAGCATTGACAAGACTTTTCACTGGGAAGGCAAGAATGTCGATCACCAGTTGTTTGGTCAGCATCTCGTTCCTGACAAGGGTACACGCATCACCATTTACGAGGGTGAGCTGGATGCAGCATCAGGTGCTGTAGCCATGCCCTCATGGCCTCATGTGTCCCTTCCTGATGGAGCACCTGCGGCAAAGAAAGCTATTCAGCGGGTTCTACCGCTGCTGCAGGGCTACGAAGAAGTGGTCCTGTTCTATGACAACGATGAGCCAGGTCGCAAGGCTGCAGAGGAATGTGCTCAGATCCTGCCACCAGGCAAGGTGAAGATCGCTCGCATGGAGAAGTACAAGGATGCTTCTGATGCGCTGCAAGCCAACGACGCTGAGGCTATCCGCCGTGCTATCTGGGACGCCAAGACATACCGTCCTGACGGCATCGTGGATGCCAAGACACTGCTCGATGACCTGACTACACCAGAAGAACCCTGCCTACATGAGTACCCATTTCAAGGATTACAGTCAAAGCTTCGAGGGATCAGGCTGGGAGAGCTTACAACGATCACTGCAGGATCTGGCATCGGTAAATCCAGCTTCTGTCGTGACCTTGCAACTCACCTTCTTCACCGGGGCGAACGGGTCGGTTACGTGGCGTTGGAAGAATCCAACCGCCGTACAGCCTTAGGCTTGATGTCCGCTGCCACTGGGCAGTCCCTGCATATTGGAGAACATGACCGAGCTACTCTCACCAAGGCGTATCAGGATTCTATTGCTAATTGGAATCTCTTTCTTTTCGACGGGTTTGGTTCTTTTGATCCTGATGTCATATACAACCGAATTGAGTACCTTGCCACAGGGCTTGAGGTGCGTGTTGTATTCCTTGATCACCTCAGCATCCTGCTCAGCGGGCTAGACGGCGATGAACGCCGCATGCTGGACATCACCATGACTCGTCTCCGCTCCCTGGTTGAACGCACAGGGATCACCTTGTTCCTTGTATCTCACCTGCGGAGAACGTCTAATGACACAAACCACGAGGAAGGAGCCCGCGTCACACTCGGACAGCTACGCGGATCAGCTTCGATTGCTCAGCTCTCGGATTCAGTCATCGCACTGGAGCGAGATCAGCAGAGCGGACCTGAACGAAATGGCACAACAGTGCGCGTCCTTAAGAATCGCTATTCAGGCGAGGTTGGTGTCGCGTGCCAACTAACTTATGATCTCTCTACCTGTCGCTTCACTGAACATGAAATTGAAGCAGAATTCGACCCCAACACTGACTTCTGACTACCTGGCATATTCTATGATGTTGCAGCGTCCTAACCCTCCCACTGCGGAGGCTGTGGAGCGTGCTAAGTTTGTAGACAAGACCTATGTCTGGAAGCCAGGCAAATGAAACTCGCTTACGACATTGAAACCGATGGCTTTGATTCCACCCGTGTTCACTGTCTGGTCACACAAGATCTCGACTCTGGTCAAGTTATTCAATACAATGACCAAGGTGGTGACTGTGAGACCATCACTACGGGGGTTAACATCTTGTCTGAGGCGGAACTCATCGTTGCCCACAACGGCATCGGATACGACACGCCCCAGCTCAAGAAGCACTACCCCTTCTTCCACTATCATCACCAAATCGACACCCTCATCCTCAGCCGGTTCTTCCACACCAACCTCCTTGACATAGACCTCAAGAGAAAGTGGGCAATGATGCCTGCAAAACTCTATGGGTCACACAGCCTCGAAGCCTACGGGTATCGACTGAATTGCTACAAGGGGGAGTTCGGTAAGACTGCTGATTGGAAAGAGTGGTCTCCTGAGATGCAAGAGTATTGTGTCCAGGATGTCGCTGTCCTCACCAAACTATGGCAACACTTCCAGAAATACCTGAGGCAGTACAGCTAGAGCACAGCATTGCTGAGCTTATGGCGGCCCAGGAGACCGTAGGATGGCCCTTCGACGTTCGTAAGGCCCAGGAGCTAGAGAACAAGCTTTTAACCAAGCTGGAGAGCCTCAGAGAGTGCGCTCGTGGCGTATGCACGTTTGCCCCTGGCAACCTGTTCACCCCGAAGCGTGACAACAAGACCCAAGGCTACGTAGCTGGTGCAGAAATGCAGCGGCTCAAGGAGTTCAACCCCAGTAGCCGTGACCACATCGCCTGGTACTTCAAAACGTTTCAGAACTGGGAGTTCACAAAGCTCACAGAGACTGGTAAGCCAGTCATCGATGAAACAGTCCTGAAGGACATAGGCACGGAGGAAGCGTCTGTATTCCTGAGCATTCTTGAAACACAAAAGAAGCTCGGAATGTTATCCCAAGGGAACAACGCATGGTTGAAGTTGGTCAAGAATGGCAGACTTCATCACTCCTGCTTCATTGGAGCAGCCACACACCGTATGGCACATGCTCGTCCGAACCTTGCCCAGGTAAGTTCTGACGCTGACTGTCGTGAGCTGTTCATCACCAAACCTGGCTGGAAGCTGGTTGACAGCGACCTTGCTGGCATCGAGCTAAGAATCTTCGCCCACTACCTTGCCAGGTATGACGGTGGGCGCTATGCTGACATCCTTCTCAATGATGACATCCATCAGGTCAATGCTGACAAGATTGGGATCTCCCGCAGGGCGGTCAAGACTGTTACGTACGCTTTCCTCTACGGTGCGTCAACAACGAAGATCGGTCTCAGCTACGATCCGCAGCTCACTAAACAGCAGGCCAAGTCGAAGGGTGAAGAGATTCGTCAGGCATACCTTGATGCCATCCCTGGCTTGGAGAGCCTCGTTGAGGCGGTCAAACGCAAGGCGAAGGAGAATGCTTCCATACGATCTATCGACGGTCGTCAGATCAGCGTTGACTCGCCACACAAGGCACTGAACTTCCTGCTGCAGTCGGCAGCCGGGGTTCTGGCGAAGCGTTGGCTTCTGATCACCCATGACAGGCTCCAGGGCATCGAGCACGAACGGTACGCCTTTGTGCACGACGAACAAGCCCTTGGCTGCCCACCAGATGTAGCTGAAGAAGTTGCATCTATCTGCACCACATCAGCCGCTATGGCTGGTGATTATTACAAGCTCAGAATCCGCATCGATGCAGACGCACAGATCGGAGACAACTGGGCTCAAGTTCACTAATGCTTTTAATTGACGCTGACTACACTGGCTACAAGTCCGCCCAAGCGAATGAGTACGAGTTTGACTTCGGACACGATGTCATAATCGCTCAGTCCAACTTCTCAGAGGTTGTGAAGATGTTCGAGCGTGAGATCAAGAAACTCACAAAGGACATGATGGATGACAACGTTATCCTGTACTTCTCATCCGCTGAAAATTTCCGCAAAAAAATTTACCCCGATTACAAGGGTCATCGAAACCGCAGGAAGCCCCTGGGGTACAAACGTCTGGTCAACTGGTGCAAAGAAAACTTTAGCACCGTGACCCGCCGTGGTCTTGAAGCTGATGACTCCCTTGGTATTGATGCTACGATGCCAGGCTCTGACGAGACCATCCTGTGCAGTCCTGACAAGGATCTGCGTCAGGTTCCTGGTCTTTACTGGGACATGAAAGGAGATGTCGAAGAGATTACAAAGGAGGAAGGTGACCTTTGGCACATGATCCAGGCACTGGCAGGTGATCCCACTGATGGATACCCTGGCTGTCCTGGCATCGGAGTCAAGCGTGCTGCTGATCTCCTTGACAAACATGACTTCCACTGGGAAGCTGTGTGCCAAGCCTATCGAGAGAAAGGATTGTCAGACGACGATGCTCTCCTCAATGCTCGGCTTGCTAAGATCCTGCAGTACGAGAACTATGACTCAAGACTCGGACAACCAATCCTTTGGCAGCCTCCCGCCACCCCCAGTGACAAAGCTGACAATGGAGCAGCAGTTCAAGATGAGAAGGCTTCATGACCTTCTCCCCAAAGCATCAAAGGAAGACCTAATCACGGTGTTCATTGCTCTGCAGGAGCAGAACTTTGTACTGTGTAACAACGTTGCCAACCTCGTCAAACAATGGCCGAATCACCCTCTCATTACACCCGAGGATCCATAGAAGTCTGGGATTTTATCCGTGACCAAGACCTCAATTATCATCTCGGCAATGCGATTAAGTATATTTGCAGAGCCGGTTTCAAAGGTGATAACACAAAGACTGAAGACCTTAAAAAGGCTATCCACTACCTTGAAAATGAACTCCAGCACACAACACTGCACGAACCAAAGCCTAGGCGATCAAGCGATTCAATTCCGCAGCTCCTATGGGATCCAGAACTCATTGGAGAACCGGACTATGCAACGGGACTTGATCTCTGAAGAGTACAGAGAATTCATTAACGCAACCATCTCTGAGCCCTACGATGCAGAGCTGAAGGAGCTGGCTGACCTTGTCTATGTATGCTTCCAGTATGCTGAGAACATGGAGTGGGATCTTGAAGAAGCCTTGCACCGTGTCCACAAATCCAACATGTCTAAGCTTGGCTTGGACGGCACCCCCATCCGTCGTGCTGACGGAAAGGTCCTGAAGGGACCAAACTATAAACCCCCTACTCTCACTGATCTCGTAACAAATGTCCACTGATTTGATCGCTCGCACCGGACGTGTACAGCAATGGATTGATGACCCCAACTCTCGCCTCCCTGTCTCGTGCACTGTCTTCGTTGTTGAGGACAGCATGGAGGGTCCTGAAGGTATTGAAGCGTCGTGGCGCTTCGCCTCTCACGCTCTCCGTTTTGGCGCAGGCTGCGCTATTCACCTATCCAAGCTGCGCCCCCGTGGTGCAGAGAACGGCAAAGGACTGACCGCATCTGGTCCTGTATCCTTTGCAAAGATTTACTCCACCCTCAATGAGATCATTCGACGGGGTGGGCATTATAAGAACGGAGCTATAGTCTGTCATCTCGATCTTAACTGCGACGATATTCTTGAGTTTATTACTGCTAGCCGCAGCGAGCTACCTTGGGTCAAGCGTTGTGTCAATATCACACCAGATTGGTGGGAAGCAACCAACGACGAGGTCAAGGAGGCGCTCCTTACGGGCATCAAGAAGGGTGACATCTGGCTGAACAAAGTACGATACGATGACAAAGGAAACAGAATCTACGGCAACGTCTGCCTTGAGGTATATCTGCCCTCACGTGGAACTTGCCTGCTGCAGCACATCAATCTCGGTGCCTGTACTCTCACAAACCTGCCAGAAGCTTTCGTTGCAGGTATGTCCGAGCTGTGCACACTCCATAGCAAGACGGGCGTTGGACAGTCTGGTGAGTACCTGTCACCCGAAGTCGACAGGCAAGTTGGACTCGGACTCCTCGGACTGGCTAACCTCTTACGGCGGTACGGAATAAGCTACGGAGAGTTTGGTCAGGCTCTGGAGGCTGTAGCCAACGGAGACTATGACTTTGACCCCTGCCCTGCCTATGACCTTGCGCTCGCTTTTGACCGTGGTATCAAGGCAGCAGCCACTGTGGCTCGTGCCAACAACATGGTACGTGCCTTCGCCATTGCCCCTACTGCTTCGTGTAGCTATCGTTACAAGGACCTTGACGGGTACACCACCTGTCCTGAGATTGCTCCACCCATCTCTACGGAGGTGGACCGTGACAGCGGTACCTTTGGTGTAGAACATTTTGATTACGGTCCCGTGCAGATTGCTTCTGACGTGGGCTGGGAGGCATACCGCAAGGTTGCCGATAACCTTATGATCCTGTTCCAAAACACAGGATTGATGCATGGATATTCCATGAATAGTTGGAGCGACGTCGTGACCTACGACCAATCCTTCATCGAAGAGTGGCTTGCTAGTCCACAGACTTCTCTCTACTATTCACTTCAAGTGATGCCGGATACTCAAGACAAGAGTGATGCTTTGGCTGCTTTGGATGAAAGTGAAGTTGACGACTACATTGCCTCTCTTTTCTATGATGACAAGAAAGAACCTCAATGTGATTGTGCCGAATGAATCCTTATCAGAAACTTCTCGCTCGTAAACGTACCTGGACTCCCGTGCAAGTGGAGGCAGGCAAATTCAAGGAAGGGTCCGAAGAAGCTATGCTTCGGGCTTTGTCCCTCCGCAACCTGGAGATCCCTGTCGGTGATTTCATCCAGAATGCGCTGAAGAAAGACTTCCCCATTGAAGCCAAAGAACTTCTTGAGTCCAACATCAAGGACGAAGAGAAGCATGACCTTGCTCTTGACTACATTGCAAAAGCCCACAAGCTCCAAGACATCCCCGAAGCAAACGCCATTCAAAAGGCTTGGATCGAAGCGCCAGAGCATCCCGTGCTCAAGGCCATGGTGCTTGAGAGGTCCGTGTTTTTCGTACTGCTCCCCTTCTTCCGATGGAACGGAGACGCAGGATGCCGCACCGTGAGTGCCGACATTAGCCGTGATGAGCAGGTCCATGTGGCGGCTAACTCGCTTGTCTGCAGGGAGCTAGGCATCACTGTGACCAAGAACCTGGACAAGCTCCGCAAAGCCACCGTAGCTTGGATCATGCAGCCTCTGGGCTCCAACCCTACCGACCCATACCTCGACCGTGAGTTCTGGCTGAAGCAATCCGACAGCCTTCTGTATAGTGGCAAAGCAGAAGGACTTGTAGCTTCCCGCCGTGCTCGTATGCCCGCCTTTTTTGAGCACTCTAATGTCAATCTTCCTGAGTACGGCTGAGTTCGATCGGCTACTAGAAGAACTAGACGAACTATTCCCTGACACCTTCCCTGACTACACGCTGTCTGAAAAGGACATTGCCTACCGTGCTGGTCAGGTGTCGGTCGTTAGATTTTTGAGAGAAAAATTATCCCAGGATTAATTATGTGTTTTGGTGGATCCCAAAAAGCCCCTAAAATCGAACCGCCTACGCCGCCTCCGGCTCCAGCACCTGTACAAAAACTTGATCCGGTCAAGCCTCCTGCTCAAACCCCTGCTCCTGAGCAGGCTACGCAAGAGAAGGCTACCCTGAAAAAGAAAGACACTGGCAGGAAGCAGCGTGAGCGTCTGCGTACTGGCACTGCAGCTCTGCAGACTGCTCCAGGTCAAGGTCTTAACATTGGTGGTAACTGATGAAAAGCGCACGGCAACGGTATCATGAACTGACCAGTGGCCGTACCGCCTTTCTCGACATTGCACTTGAGTGCTCTAAGCTTACAATCCCTACTCTTCTGATGCACGAGGAGACGACAACCGATCACACTCGGTTCAAGACTCCTTGGCAATCGGTAGGTGCAAAGGGAGTTGTGACCCTGGCATCTAAACTGATGCTTGGTTTGCTCCCTCCCTCTACCTCGTTCTTCAAGCTCCAGCTGGATGACTCCAAGCTCGGAGTGGAGATCCCTGCTGAAGCAAAGAGTGAACTTGATCTAAGCTTTGCAAAGATCGAACGTATGATCATGGAAAGCATTGCTGCTTCTACTGATCGTGTTCAGATCTTCTCTGCAATCAAGCATCTGGTGGTAACTGGTAACGCCCTACTCTACATGAGCAAGGACGGTATGAAGATGTACCCCCTGAACCGCTACGTTGTAGAGCGAGATGGTAACGGTAACCTCACTGAAATTGTCACACGAGAACGTGTAAACCGCAAGCTGCTGGGTCCTGAATTTGAGAACCCCAAGCAGATGTCTGTTGTTGACTCTAGTGTCGGCAGCAAATTTGAGAAAGACGTGGACGTTTACACCTGCGTCAAGCTGACCCCCAAGGGTTGGTCCTGGTATCAAGAAGCTGATGACAAGGTCCTACCTAACAGCTATGGCAAAGCTCCAAAGGACAAGAGCCCCTGGCTCCCCCTCCGCTTTGTTACTGTGGACGGTGAAGACTATGGACGTGGACGAGTCGAGGAGTTCCTCGGTGACCTCAAGTCCCTGGAAGCTCTGATGCAAGCTCTCGTTGAGGGCAGTGCAGCAGCAGCCAAGGTGATCTTCACAGTCTCACCCAGCTCCGTAACCAAGCCTGCCTCTCTGGCTAACGCTGGTAACGGTGCTATCATTCAAGGTCGCCCCGATGACATCGGTGTGATCCAGGTTGGTAAGACTGCAGACTTCCGTACTGCATTCGAGCTGGCTAACACTCTGGAGAAGCGTCTGTCTGAGGCGTTCCTTATCCTCAACGTGAGGCAGAGTGAGCGGACTACTGCTGAAGAAGTTCGCATGACTCAGATGGAACTGGAGCAGCAACTGGGTGGACTGTTTAGTCTGCTGACTGTTGAGTTCTTGATTCCTTATCTCAACAGGAAGATGCTGGACCTGACCAAGTCCAAGCAGATCCCCTCCCTGCCTAAAGGTCTGGTACATCCAACCATCGTTGCAGGTATCAATGCTCTTGGCCGTGGTCAAGATCGTGAATCTCTGATCCAGTTTGTGACTACTATTGCACAGACCATGGGACCACAGGCTCTGCAGCAATACATCAATCCTGACGAGGCAATCAAACGCCTCGCTGCTTCTCAAGGCATCGACATCCTCAACCTTGTCAAAGGTATGGAACAGATCCAAGACGAGAAGCAACAGGCTATGCAGCAACAGATGCAGGCATCCCTGGTCCAGCAAGCTGGTCAGTTTGCTTCTGCTCCTGCCATGGATCCGGCGAAGAACCCTGAAGCTATCGACGGTATCCAGGCTGCTATGCAAGGCATGATGGGACAGCAACCCCAAGAACAACCACCCGCTCAACCTCCTAACTAATGGCTATTAACCTTTCCTACGATCCATCTGACGATCCCGAAGCTATTGCTGCTCGCGAAGCCGAGGAACAAGACAGCCTTGAAGTCGGTGAGAAGATGCTCCAAGAGCAGGAAGAACTTCTTGCTGGTAAGTACAAGAATGCTGAAGAGCTGGAGAAAGCCTACATGGAACTCCAGCAACGCCTCGGACGTGGGGACGATGATGATAGTGGAGAAGCAGAAGTAGAAGAAGAAGAGTACGAACCCACGGAAGGTGAGTACGAACGGTATGATGAGGAAGGCTACGTCAACTTTGACGCAGTCGCTGATGCATACGGTGACGGACTTGCCGAGGCGTTCCAAGAGAACAACATTGATCCGTGGGCTATGAACGATCACTTCTATGAGAACGATGGTACTCTCACTGATGAGATGTACGATCAAC